AATTGTTCATTGGATGGATTGATTGTATGGATTAAAGGAAAATTTTCGTATATTTTACTCATGTACTTGCAATTGGAATTATCCAAGTGCAATTTATTATATATCCATGAAATAACTGCGATTATTATTAAAGAAATTATTACTATAACCGTAATTTTAATTAAATTTTCATTATTTTCTGGCATTATTTATTTATTTATATATTACTAATATTATTTATACTAATATTATTTAACTATAAATAAATGTGTATGTAAATTTTTTTATAATTTTTTTATAATTTTTTTATATATTTTTTTATATATTTTTTTATAATTTTTGTGTGTAAATTTTGGTATAAAGTTAAATAATATTAGTAATATATAAATAAATAAATAATGCCAGGTGGTTTATTAAATTTAATTGCTTATGGAAACCAAAATGTAATCCTTAATGGCAATCCATCTAAAACAATGTTCAAATTTGCTTATGCCAAATATACTAATTTTGGTCTACAAAAATTTCGTCTGGATTTTGATGGATTACGAACACTGCGGATGAATGAAACATCTAAATTTGATTTTAAAATACCTCGTTATGCGGATTTATTAATGGACACGTATTTAGTCGTGACTTTGCCGACGATTTGGAGTCCGATTTTGCCGCCCAAAGATTGTAGTGGGCACTGGTCTCCTTATGAATTTAAATGGATAAAGAATTTAGGCACACAAATGATTAAACAAGTCAGTTTTAGTGTTGGTGGACAAATCATTCAACAATTTTCCGGACAATATTTATATAATTTAGTAGAAAGAGATTTCAGTGAAACGAAAAAAGCAACCTACTACAATATGACCGGTAATGTGCCGGAATTAAATGACCCAGGTAATTCTGGAGCACGACGAAATGTTTATCCAAGTGCATATTATACGGACAATATTGCCGGTGCAGAACCTTCAATCCGTTCACGCAAATTATACATTCCGCTAAATATTTGGTTCACCTTAGCAGCAAAAATGGCGTTTCCTTTGGTTAGTTTGCAATATAATGAATTACATATTGAAGTTGAACTCCGTCCAGTAAATGATTTATTTTTAGTACGTGATGTTGCCGGAGAGAATGCTTATATCCAAACCAATCAAAATGACACTCTTTTCCAATTCTATCGCTTTTTACAACCGCCACCTAAACCCACTGCTGATGGAAGTTTAATATATGAAAATAAACGAACGAATTGGGCAGCGGATGTGCATCTAATCAGTACTTATGCTTTTTTATCGGATGATGAAGTTAAAGTTTTTGCCGCAGACCAACAACAATATCTTATTAAAGAAGTGTATCAATACGAATTTAATAATGTAACTGGTTCTAAACGCGTCAAATTAGATAGTTTAGGTATGGTTTCCAATTGGATGTGGTTTTTTCAAAGAAGCGATGTTTATTTACGGAATGGATGGTCGAATTATACGAACTGGCCTTATGAATATTTGCCTTATGATGTGGTTGACCCAAGTGGAAATGCTTATTATCAATATCCTTTGGTTTGTAATGGAGTTACCTCTTACACGCCAGCAATGGATCCTTTAGGTGTAGATGGAATAACGAAAAACGCATCTTCTAATATTTGGATTACTGGCGTATATAATGAAGCAAATCAAAAAGATATTATGCAGAAATGGGGGTTATTATTAGATGGAAAATATCGCGAAGATAATTTTGATGCTGGTGTATTTAATTATATAGAAAAATATGCACGTTCATCAGGTAATTCGCCGGATGGATTATATTGTTATAATTTTTGTTTACAAACGAATCCTTTTGATTTTCAACCGAATGGAGGAATAAATTTAAGTAAATTTAATCATATTGAATTTGAATTCAATACATATCAACCACCATTAGACGCATCCGCACAAGTACTCACTATATGTGACGCGATATCTGGATTACCTGTAGGAATAAATAAACCCTCATGGCGAATTTATGATTATAATTATGATTTAACCGTGTTAGAAGAAAGATATAATATATTAACCTTTACGTCAGGTAATGCCGGTCTAATGTATGCTCGGTAGACTCAATAGAGTAAAAACGTACGTTCGCAAATGGTTTTTAGATAATTATATACAAAATTTTATATATACAAAATTTTATATATTTTTATATTATAATCTTAAATATATATAAATAAAATAATGGAAACTTTTCAAAAGAATGTAATAACAATTTCGATTGTGGTATTAATATTTTTTTTATTTTTAATTGGGGTTATACTTTACCGAAATAAATCCAATACTGCTTATCCTCCGGTTGTGGCGGATTGTCCAGATTATTGGGAAGATTTGTCGGTCGGAAATAGTTCACATTGTGTGAATAAAAAGAATTTAGGTAAATCGTCCTGTTCTAAAATTATGGATTTTTCAACATCAACCTGGTCTGGACAACGCGGATTGTGTAATAAATCTAAATGGGCAAAGGCGTGTGATTTAACATGGGACGGTGTAACGAATAATAATAAGGTTTGCGATTTTTCCGCATTTAAGTTACTATAATATACCTTTAGACATTTACACTTTTGTACATTTGAAATACCGAAATTATATATATTGTCTTTATAATGAATATAGAATATTATTCAGATGATAAATATAAGTATTCTACTGCATTAATGTTTGATTATATAAATTTATGTAAACCAAAGAAAAATAAGTTAAATTTATATGACCTCAAGTTTAACTTGGAATATAATTGTTGGGAAAATAATTTTCGACCGCTTGATGTTCTTAATGATATTACAAACGAAAAATATAAAAATGAAGTATCAAGAATTAAAAAATCCAATATAAAATATCCGATTATTCTTGATTCTGATTATAATATATTAGATGGAGTTCATCGTTATGTCAAACATATTATAGAAAATAAAAAAACAATTAATGTATATATTTTTGATAAAACAATAATGAAAAAATTTATTATTGGAAATCGTAATGAAGAAAATAAATTAGAAATTAATGATTTATAGAATTATTTTACGAATTATTTTACATTTGTCTATAATAAAAGCATAATAACATAAGTTAAAAACAATATAATAAATAAGTATAATAATAAATAATTATACTTATTTCATAAATGGAGAATTTAAATTTTAATACTATTTTAAATAGGGAACAAACTGCAAATTCTATAAAAACCACACTTAAACATTTTGAAAATAATAAAAGTAATCTCTCTTTTAAGCGAGGAATATATATTTATGGTGCACCAGGTAGTGGTAAAACCGAATTTATTATCAGACTTTTAAAAGAATTGAATTATGATGTTATAAAATATGATGCAGGCGATATCCGTAATAAATCCATTATTGATGCAATTACTAAACATAATATGGCGGATAAAAATATAATTAGTTTATTTCATAAAAAAGCAAAATCGATTGCGATTGTGATGGATGAAATTGATGGCATGAATAATGGCGATAAAGGTGGCATCAATTCATTAATTAAATTGATTCGTCCGAAAAAGACGAAAAAGCAAAAAACCGAAGAGATTTCCTATAACCCAATCATCTGCATTAGCAATTATCATATGGATAAAAAGATTAAAGAATTGATGAAAATATGTAATGTGTTTGAATTAAAATGTCCAACTACGTTGCAAATCCAGTATATCATAAAGGAAACGATGCCTACTTTAGAACTCTCTCTTTTACCGAATATAATTAATTATTTGCAAGGCGATCTTCGTAAATTATTATCCATCTATAATATCTATAAAAACCATTGCAGTATATTAAAGAATGAAATTATTCAGAATATTTTTAAACCGAAATCGTATAACGAAGATACAAAAGAAATCACAAATAAACTCCTTAACCAAAAAATCAATATTTCCGATCATTTAATTACGATGAATGAAACGGATAGGACGATTGTAGGACTTTTATGGCATGAAAATATTATAGATGCGATTAATAAAGTCCCAAAAGAAAATTCTGTGCCTTTTTATTTAAAAATATTAGATAATTTATGTTTTTCAGATTATATGGACCGCATTACTTTTCAAAAACAAATTTGGCAATTTAATGAAATGAGTTCATTAATAAAAACATTTCATTGCAATAAAATCTATCATGATACATTTAAAAAGAAACCCAAATTTATTCCTTCGGAAATTCGTTTTACGAAAGTTTTAACCAAATATAGCACCGAAT